ATGTAAGATTGTATACTTTAGCTTATTACCAATTATTTGAGAATTTTATTGAGGTGTGTGAGTGCGTTCTGTCACACCCTAATGATGAAGTAAAGCAATATGAAAAGGATATTTTATGGACTGAGTTAGTACAGCTTAAGTCAGAAATGAGAGATAAAAATATTAATTAAGGAGGAAATTAAAATGAGAATGAATGAGAAATATAATGAAGAGTATGAAAGATTTAAACTAGACATTTCTATAGGTTTGTATGATAATGCAATTATAGCTATGTCAAGTAATTTAGGTAGACTTTTAGCGTTTTTAGAGTTATCGAGTTTTACTGAAACGGAGCGCAGTGAAGAAGAGAAAAAAATTAGAGCCTTATATTATGATTGGAAAAAAAAGATATTATTCAAAGGAGGAAAAAATAAATGATTCAATATAGACTACATAATATCACCGATTTCGGTGTAGAAATCCATGACTTTTACAGTGAAAACTCATTAAACAATTATATAGCCTTATTTGTAGACTCTCCGTATTGGGTAGAAAATTTATATACTAATAAAAACATTTATGTGGGTTTTGATGGACAGAGCTACGCCAATCCGACAGATGGAATTAAAGACTATATAGAGACAGACACGTCTAGCAATCTTTATACGGAAAATGTTTCACGTGAAACACCGCACGAAACTGAAATAGACTGGATAAAAAGGCACACACCTATAGAAGAAGAAAAAGAACCATACACTAAACTAGAAAAGATATCCTTTTTCTTAGGTATTTTGTCCGCCATTATCATGGCAACCTTTTTATTATATCTTTTCTTATCTTCTATTTCATTTATATCAGAGTACTTTTCACAGTTCACATGGAAAGTTTTCAATCTTTTATAAGGAGGAATAAACACATGGCAAAATTAACAAATCAATTACTACGTTACAAAGTAATGTTTACAAAAGGGGGAACAGGCGGTTACACCGCTCGCGTTATGATACCGAAAGAAGCCATACGTGATTTAGACATACATCCAGGAGACAGCATTGAATATACTCGCGTACCACATGGCTTATTATTAAGAAAAGTGCAAAAGGAGGGTGACTAAAAGATGGCAAATAAACGTAGAAAAAAGAAACAAACAAAAGCCGAGATTATTCAAAAAGAATATTCTCATGAATACACTAAATATTTGTCACGTGTTAGAAATCAGCAAAAACAAGGTGTACAAGTAAAGATAATTAAGCGAGTAAAAAATGCAAAGCAAGCTTCTATTGATAGAATTAAAAAGCAGACTGCAAAAGAAATACGAAAAAATGCAACGGTTGTTGATATGCTTACTGGCGAGGGTATAACTTCTAAAGAATATGGACGTAAACATGCTCTTGAAAGAAACAGAGTTTTTATAAAATTAACTCCGCAAGAACAGGAATATGCTAGAATACAAGGTTATACTACGGTTGAAGAATTGAAAAAGTTACAAAGGACAGGTATAATAGTTATTGAAGCAACACCTGTATTAGACTATGAAGCTATTATTAATTCATGGTATGATTCATTAGAAAGTTTTGCACCAAAAACAGCTAACTGGTTAAGGCAAAAAACAGACGCTTTATTGGCTAATGCGTCAAATAAAGAAAGGGCACTATTTGCATATACATACGCAAAAGAATCAGAAGCATTTCCAACAGAGCTATACATGGACAAAGCTACGGTTGACGCTGTGTTTTGGAATATTTTGCGAAGAATGGGCGTTCTTAGTTCTACAGAAGATTTTCAAGAATTTCTACAGGAACAAGATATTGTTATTGAGAATGAATAAAAAAAGAGGTGAGTATAAATGTCACGAAAAAAGCAAATAACCTTTTGGGCTTGTGACTTTGAGACAACGGTATGGGGTGAAAAAGTAGAGCAAGAAAAAGGCAAAAAACAAGATAGCACAGAAGTATGGAGCTGTGCTGATGTGGCTTTATATGATGAAACCGAAACAGTGACTATAACTCATTCGATAAGAGATTTTTTAAATAGATTTTTAACAATGAAAGGAAATAATATATTATACTTTCATAACCTTGCTTTTGACGGGTCATTTATAGTTGATTTTCTATTAAAAGAGGGTTGGCGTTGGGTACACTGTAAAGATAAAGAAATGAAATCAAAAGAATTTCAAACTTGTATATCTGATATGGGTTCATGGTATTGGATTAAATTAAAATGGAATAAAACTTTTTTAGAAATTCGAAACTCTTTAAAGCTTATGCCCTCTTCGTTGAAAAATATAGGTAAATCTTTTGGCACAAAACACCAAAAATTAGACATGAAGTACGAGGGTGAAAGATATGCTTATTGTGAGATATCAGAGAGTGAGAAAAAGTATATTGAAAATGACGTGCTAGTGTTAAAAGAAGCATTAGAAATGATGTTTAACGAAAAGCACGATAAATTGACAATAGGTTCGTGTTGCTTGGCAGAATTTAAAGGCTTTTATGAAAAGAAACAATATGATAAGTTGTTCCCTGATATCAGAGAAGATTATCTAGACGAACCCGTTACAGGCGTTTGGAATCAGTGGGATTATATTCACAAGGCATACCATGGTGGCTGGTGTTATGTGAGCCCCAGATATGCGCATACGGTAGTTGGCTGGGGATTAGTGTTCGATGTAAATTCTCTGTACCCGTCCATGATGCATAGTGTTAGTGGTAACAAATACCCGTTCGGGCACGGAGAATACCATAGGGGAGCGCCACCCGATGAACTTATAACCTCTACTAATAAGTATTTTTTTATCCGCTTCAATTGCCGTTTTCAGCTCAAAAAAGGGGCGTTCCCATGGCTACACATTAGGCAGAATGCATTGTATAAAGCAAATGAAAATTTATACAGCTCGGACGTTAGATATAAAGGTGAATATTATCGATATTATCGCGATATTGACGGACAAATGCATGATACTAATGTCACTCTAACTATGACTTGCATTGACTGGGCGTTGTTTCAAGACACATATAATATTTATGATTTGGTTATCTATGATTATATATGGTTCTACGCTAGAGAGGGCTTTTTCGATGAATACATAGATAAATACGGAGAAGAAAAGAGAACCTCAAAAGGTTTTAAAAGACAAAAAGCGAAACTCTTTTTAAATAATCTATATGGAAAATTTGCTATGTCGGATAACTCCTCATATAAAGAGCCTTATCTTGATGAAGATGGTATTATCAGATTTATTTTGCATGAAGAACATGAAAAGAAAGTCGGGTATATTCCAATTGGTAGTGCTATTACTTCTTATGCTATGAATTTTACAATCCGTCATGCTATGGCAAATTATGAACGGTTTTGTTATGCTGATACAGATTCCATACACTTGATAGGACTTGACAAAGCGAACAAGGTTATAGAGCATCCAACTAATTTTTGCTGCTGGAAATGTGAAAGTACGTTCGATTTTGCATATTATGAGCGTCAAAAGACTTATGCAGAACATATAGTCGAAGAGTATCACGAGCCTTGTGTGCCTTATCTTGATATAAAAGCGTGTGGCATGAGTAGCCAAGCCAAGCAAAAATTTATTGAAGAGGGAAAAAATATTTCAGAGTTATCGCAAGGTCTGAATATGGAGTCTTGCAACTTAAAGGCAGAGCGCGTGAAAGGTGGTATTATATTAAGAAATAAAGACTTTAAAATCCACGCTCAAAAAGATAAAAAAATTATGATATAATACTTGACTATATTTTAGCGTTGTGTTATTATAATAATGTAATAAATAATACATATTACATTACAATTCACACTCACAAAAACAGAAAAAAGGAGGAAAACAAGATGGTTACAAGGACATTAGTTACAGCTGAAGTGTCAGTAGAAAGAGTCTACAAAGACAAGGAGACGGGCGAAATCATTAAAGATTACTTTGAGGAAACACTGCCAAACTGCAAGACAAGAGATAAAGCGGAAATCTTGATTGAAAAGCAGTATAAAGGTGACATTATTTCTATTTTAGACATTAAATTTAAACTAGAGAAACGCGCTATGACAGACGAACAGTTCTTACTTAATTCAGATGTCAAGAGCGAAAAAATTGTTACCGAATCCGAGTTACAAGAAATGAAAAAGGAAGATTAAAAGGAAAAACAGGAGGTAAATAACATGGTAGAAATTAAAGAAATGAGCAGAGAGTTTACAAAGGTCGAGAAATATCTTATGACCACAGCGCCCGACATTGAGCCATTAAAAAGTATCGCTGATGGAGAGTCTATCCCAGTTGACGGATATATTATCTTTAATGACATCAAAGATAACGGAGATATACAGGAGATTGTAAGTATTATCACACCCGATAAGAAAGTGTACTCTGGGCAGTCTGCAACCTTTAGACAGTCTTTGAAAGATATTGAAAGTGTGATGGACGGTGAAAAGTTTTCTATTGTGAAAATTAGCGGAAAGACAAAAGCAGGGCGCGATTATATTAATTGTACCTTAGATGTATCAAATTTATAATATGACGTCACGAGAATACCATTTTAATTCTCTTCTTCTAAAGGGGTGGCTATATGCCACCTCTTTTATAAAATAAATGTTTCACGTGAAACATAAATGGAGGTGCTAAAATGATGAATGATGGTTATTATCATTGCGAGAGATTGCTAACCATGAAAGATAAATACGGGAACACACCCGATATATATATTGTAGATGGTAATAGGACAGCTGGTAAAAGTTATTCTATCAAATGCAGACAAGTTTCCGATTTTTTGAAAGATAAATATAGACCCGAAAACCAATTTATATACTTGTATCGAAATGTCGTTGATATGACAGAATGTGCAGATACATATTTTGGGGATATCGCGGAAGCATTTGACGGTTATGTTATGACTGAAAAGCGCTTAATGCGAGGCTCATTAGTACAGTTATTTATCAATGAAGAGCCATGCGGTTATTGTTTGGCTTTAAATGTCGCAAGAAAATATAAAAAAATGCGTGGCCTGTTTGTCAATATACGCTCTATATTTTTTGATGAGTATCAAGATGAAGATAATATATATTTGTCAAATGAAGTGAATAAGTTATTATCTTTATGCACCACAATTAGTTCTGGTCATGGCAAACAGCATAGAAGAGTGGTTTTATATATGTCCTCAAATACAGTATCGTTATTGAATCCTTATTATAAGGAGTTTGGTATCAACAAAATGTTAAAAAAAGACACTAAATTTTTACGTGGCGATGGTTGGGTGTTTGAACGAACTTATAATGAAAATGCCTCAACGGCATATAAAGAAAGTGGTATTGCGCGAGCTTTTAAGCACGCTAGTTATAACGAGTACGCCAGTGAAAATAAATATTTGAATGATAATGAATGTTTGATTGGTAAGCCCTCGGGACACTCACGTTATATTTGTACAATTAAATTTAACGATAATCTGTATAATGTTAGAAAATACGATGCATGTTTATACGTATCAACAGGAGCAGACGATAGTTTTCCAACGAGAATATGCTTTACAAAAAATGATGTAATAGACAATACGACTATTCGTGTCAATTCAACACATTATATCGTTACGATGCTACGGGAATATTTTAACAGAGGGTTGCTTCTATTTGAAAATTTGGAATGTAAGAACATGATATTTGATGTCATATCTTTTTAATGTTTCACGTGAAACATTGACATTTTGAAATATATGTGTTATTATAATATTGTACCCAAAATAATGCGAACATTGTAATTGATATACACGCACATAGACAAGCAGTCTGATATCAATTTTTTGGCTTTGCGTTCCCCTTTGATTCGATTATTTTGTAACGTGCAAATGTTTCACGTGATAATGTTTCACGTGAAACATTTTTTATTTACAAATATTTCTATTTGTGTTATGATAGAAAAAAGGGGGGTGATGTCATGGCAAATGAAGTTATCACATTAATTAATAGTTTAGGGCTTCCGACCGTGGTTGCATGTGCGTCCATGTGGTATGTAAAGTACAGAGAAGACAAAAACGACCAAAAAATTGAAAGAATGACGGAAGAACACAAGGAAGAAATGACAGATATTACGAACGCACTGAACAATAACACATTAGCGTTACAGCGTATCTGTGACATTTTTGATAGTAAGGAGGATATCAAACATGAGTAAAAAAGCGGTTGACATTTCCTATCATAATGGGATTATTGATTTTGAACGATTAAAAAACGCTGTCGATTATGTGATTATTCGATGCGGATATGGACAGGATATGACATCACAAGATGATAAACAGTGGGCAAGAAATGTAAGTGAGTGCGAACGGTTGGGCATTCCATACGGTGTGTATTTTTATTCCTATGCAAAAACAACAGCTAGAATTGAGGGTGAAATTAATCATTGCCTTAGATTGTTACAGGGTCACACTCCCACTCTGCCTGTATTTTTTGACAGTGAGGAAAAAGGAACACAGTCTGTGGCAAAGCATAACGCAAAGCGGTTTTGTGATGCAATGCTGACACACGGATATAAAGCTGGAATTTACGCTAGTAAATCATGGTATGAGAATTATATCGGTGAGACTTGGGGATATGACTTGTGGATTGCTCGGTATGCGAATGTGTTAGGTGTAGACAATGTAGACATTTGGCAATATTCCAGTAATGGCACGGTCGACGGTATTAATGGGCGATGTGATGTGAACCACGTGTACAAAGATTACGGAGATTCAACTGTTACGCCTACTATACCGCAGTCTCCTACTAGCCAAACAAAACCAAGAAATGAACTAATTTCCATGGGACAACAGCACGCCATTAATTTTACAGGGGTGCAAATCGCGGTTGACGGTATTGTTGGCAGAAATACGAAAAGAATGGCGGTGCGCGTAGTGCAACACGCTATGAACATGGATTACGGTCGCACGATTGCAGAGGACGGACTTGTTGGTAAAAAGACAAAAGCGAAAGCTGGGCGTCATTATGTAAGACGTGGAGAAACACAGTACTTAGTCACAGCACTGGAAATCTTATGTTTATTACAGGGAAAAGACCCGAACGGGGTGGAACATCCGGGAACATTTGGCGGAGGACTAGCACGCGCTTGCGGTATTGAAATCGTTTACGCGAAAGATATGTTATACATGATTTAATTTTTATTCACGTGGGACAAAAATGTTTCACGTGAAACATTTTTAAGGGGGGTAGTAAAATGCCAAATATCAATGTTGCATACCAGTGGGCGGTCAATGCCTGTAACGCTCCTAACATTGGATACTCACAACAATACAGAAGAGGACAGACCGTGAACGGTATTACTTATTACGACTGTAGTTCTTTTATCTCAAAAGCACTTACAGAAGCAGGGTTCTTTTCCTCGAACCCATGGTTCACCACAAGGACAGAAGAGGGATACTTATTACAAGCTGGATTCAAAGAATTTAACATTAATGAAGCGTGGCAAGCTGGGGACATCGTGTGGCGTAGCGGACATACGGAGATGGTATATAGTGGAAATGGTGTTGGGGGTGGTGGTGTCACCATGGGAGCGCACAGTGGACGCTACCCTTTACCCGACCAAGTAAGCATTAATTCTTATGTGTCAAAGCCGTCCGCGTGGACAAAGATATACAGATATGGCGATAGCGCTGGAATGCCCCTCGAATGGATTCACGGAAACCGATATCTGACAGATGAGGAAATGAAAAATAATGCATATGTGTTTTACAGCACAATGTTTTTCAAAAATTTTACGCTCAATGCAATCGCTGGAATGTTGGGAAATATGGAGATAGAATCTAACATTAATCCCGAACTATGGCAGTCGTTGAAAGAGGGAAATTATAATGGAGGTTACGGGCTTGTCCAATGGACACCAGCCACAGTATATACAGACTGGGCAAACGCTCACGGGTATGATATTGCAGATGGTTACTATCAATGCGTTTGGCTTGACGAAGAAACAGTAAGTAGCGGACAGTGGATTGAGACTACAAAATATCCGATATCGTGGGAAGAGTTTCGTAAGTCTACGAAAGAACCAGATTATCTAGCGTCTGTCTTTTTAAAGAATTTTGAACGTGCAGGAGTGGAAAAAGAAGAGGATAGAAAAAAGAACGCGCTAAAATGGTACGCATATCTACAAACATTATCCCCATATCCAATCCACCCACATTCAAGAAAAAGAAAAATGCCCCTTTACTTTTTCTTTCCGTGGTGATACAATAAAAAACGTAAAAGGGTGGCATTAAATACAAGGAGGTAAAAATATTATATGGATTACAAAGAAGCATTAAGCGAATTAATTGACGCTGTGGCAGACGTGGAGGAACATGGTGATGCTATCGATGTCTTACAGAATTATGAGGGAGAAAGAGACGGAGAAACGGACAGCGAATGGAAAGACAAGTATCTAAAACTAGAAAGCGAGTACAAAAAGCGCTTTAAGGAAAAAATGACAGAGGGAACGACTCGCGCAGATGATAAAGGCGAGCCAAAAGACGAAACAGAAGAAATTACCGTGGAAGATTTAGACTTTAACGGTAAAACAGAGTAAGGAGGTTTTAACAAATGGCAGACGCAACAAATAAAAATATTTTAAAAGCGGTTAAACAGGAACTTTCTTTTGAAGTTCAGAACCACTTGCCAGTGGAAGTCTCAGACAATTTACAGACTGTCTATGATAACGTTCTGAATTTTGCCCCTGTTCGGAACGAAATTGTTCCGTCATTAATTAATCGTATCGGTATGCAGACGGTAGACAGTATTGCATGGAGAAACCCATTAGCACGTTTCAAAAAAGAGCCGATGCGATACGGAGAAACACATGAAGAAACATATGTGAATATGTGTAAGGGTCATGTCTATGATTCACAGGCAGACTTTAAATTTGCATTCCAGCAGTACCAGTCTTACATCATGAGCGTATTCCATAATGTCAATCTTGAAATTCAGTACCCTGTTACGGTTACTTATGACAACTTGAGAAAAGCTTTTACAAGTGAGTATGGTATACGTGATATGATTATGGCAAAAATGGAGAGTGCTATCACAGGGGCGAACTGGGACGAGTATCTTGCTATGCGTGATTTGATTAATGTAGGGTATGAAAAAGAGGTGCTTCCAGCTGTGACCGTTGGCGCGGTTGTTGATGAAGCATCAGCGAAAAAGTTATTGATTGAGGTCAAAAGAGCAGTTGGAGAATTTGGCTTCCCATTGCCAGAAAATAATCCAGCTGGTGCAACTTCTCACGCTATGCCGTCAAATCTGATTTGGATTACAACGCCAGAAGTAAATGCACAGATTAGCGTTGACGCTCTAGCCTATGCATTCCATATGGACAAAGCAGACGTAGCAGTTCAGACCGTGATTGTAGACAAATTTGCAAACAGCGCGATACAGGGAGTACTTTGTGACGTTCGTTTCTTCAATGTACGCGACCAGTTCAAGGAAATGAGCGACCAGCGACTCGCAAATGTCTTATCATGGAACTACTTCTATACACAGGTGGAAATGATTAGTGCTAGTCCATTTTATCCAATTCGAGTATTTACGACTGATGCAGTGGTAAAAGACCCAACTATAACTATAACTACTGGAACTTATACACCGGGGCAGACACAAGAAGTAGAGGTAACTGTAACAGGTGGTAAAGGTACATATCATCAGAATTTAGTGACGCTTGAAGTTGACAGCGGTGCTACCTCAGCGAAAACGTATGTAATTCCTGGCACGCATCTCTTACATACGGGAGCGGACGAGACAGGAACTATCGTGCTAAAAGCAATCTACAGACCGAACGAGACTATCACAAAGACAGCAAGTTTCACAAAAGCGTCATAATTAACGGAGGTAGTTATCTATGATAAATTTACCTGTTCAAGGAGGGGTCGCACCACGCGACCCCGAGACAAAATTAAGATTGTACAGCGGAGTACCGTGGTCTGACGAGTATGAACACGTTAGATTATACAATTCAAAAGAAGATTTGCTAAATCATTTAGAGTTATATCGTAAACATATCAATAGTGTTGACTTGTCACACCTTGCCCCGATTAAAGTAGGAAGTTATGATATCCGCGTACCGTTCACAGAAATGAAAGCACTTAATCTCAATTATTTAGCTTTTCAAAATAGTGGGATTTCTAACGAATGGGTATTTTGCTTTATTAATTCGATTGAGTGGCTCTCTGAAAAAACAACTAGAATTAACTTTTCCTTAGACGTTTTTCAAAACAACTTTTACGATGCAAATATCAAACCTTGCTTTGTAGAGTATCATCACATACCGAGAAATAAAGATGAAATAGGAGCAAATCTCACACCCGTAAATATTGAAACAGGAGAAACGCTTGTATCACGTCACAAAAAATTAGACTTAACACCAACCGAATGCTGTGCTTTTGTAACACGAGGAACAGCGGAACAGAGTTGGTTTGAGGGTCGAGTGGAGAATGGCGTTTATTGTTGGGGCAGTATCGGGCATTATGATGTAACAACAGAAGATGGGCTAAAAGGAATTAACACTTTGTTGGAAGATTATAACAATCAAGGTGCACAAGATGCCGTTATAGGATTATTTATGTCCCCAAAATTATGCACGCTTGCATTAGGTGGAAAAGAGATAAAACCTAAAATTACATCTATGCAGATATCTGACAATGTATTCGAGGGATATAAACCAAAAAATAAAAAGTTATATTCTTATCCATGGCTGTTTTGTTTGGCTGACAATAATCAAGGCAACACACATATATACCGATATGAGTATAGTTATAATCGAGATAAGTCTCTTGAGTTTGACAGCTATGGCACCATTGCAACTCTACCGCAAGTTCTAACAGCGCCTAAAAATTATAAGACGCGCGAAGAATTAGGGCATGGACTAATGAGCGAAGCTCTTATTAACTCTTCTTTTCCGATGTGTTCTTTTTCTTCCGACACTTATCGGGCATGGCTCGCACAAAATAAAAGTTCTATCGCTCTATCTCAAGTTCATACCGCTGTCGATGCCACTCTAGGAACAGGCACGGCAATAGCTGGGCTGGCTGGTGGAAGTTTACAGGGAGGTCTTAACGGTCTAGGCAAAACAACGAACGCTTTTTGGGACGCTCTTGGAATGTTAGCAAATCAGACCGACAGAGCAAGAAACGCTGGAGTGACGCATGGAAAAGCATTATCAGAAAATGTATTGACAGGCATCAAAGAGTGCGGCGTTGATTTTTACGAAATGTCATGCAAAAAACAATTTGCAGAAATGGCAGATAGCTTTTTCGAGCAATTTGGCTACCCAATCAATAAGATTGCTACCCCTTATTTGCACTCAAGAACCTACTGGAATTATGTAAAAACATCACATTGTGGTTTTACTGGCAATATTGATTTGGACCAGTTGAAAAAATTAAGAAATATATTTGACAACGGTGTGACTTTGTGGCATACTGATGATGTAGGAAATTATGGGTTATTGAACGATTAAAAGGAGGTTCGTATAAATGAGAAATCCATTGCGAATTTTTGAACGAAATGTCAATAAAAAGAAAAGTAGTGATTTTGAAACAATCAAATCTATATTCTTTTATGACATTTTCGATATATTTGTAAATCGGTATCAATGGCACAACTTACCTGAAGAAATACTGCCAATGTACATTGAACAAACATTATTTTGGCATGGGCTTGGTGTATTCATCAAAGATGATATTGCAGGATACGCTTTTATGAAAGTTGCATTATCGGGGTTGCCCGATATTTACAATATTCCTCAAGATAGAATTGCTTATACAGCAAATGGATACATTGAAGAATATGGTAAAGAAAATAGTTGTATCTTATGGGATAATTACTCCACTATGCCATATTACTATAAGGCTTTAATGTATGCAGATGCTATGGCGAACACTTGGAAAACAAAAGGTATTAATATGTATGCACAGCGTACGCCCGTTGCACTTTCTTCCTCAGACAACGAAAAATTAAGCTTTGAAATAGTGGGCGAAGAATACGACAATTATTTACCTATTATAAAACTTTCAGATTCATTAAATTTAAAGGATATCAAAGCTTTAAACATGGGCGCGCCTTACATTGTAGACAAATGTGAACAAGAATTAAGAGATTTATGGTCACAGGTACTGACATCTTTAGGATATGAAAGCAATCCTGTAGAAAAAGGCGAACGTCTTGTCACTGGCGAGACAGCTGGGAACAACGGACAGATTGAAGCTAACAGAAATGTAGGACTAACATTAAGAAGAAGATGTGCGGACGCTATAAATGAGTTATGGGGTCTGAATGTAAGCGTTGACTTCAACAGTGAGTTGCCTACCATGATAAATGGATATGTACCAGACAAGTATATGCAAAAAGGGAAAGAGGGTGACGAAATTGAGTAAATACACAACTACAATAAAAGATATTTGTGAAAGCTTTATCCCACCCCAAGAACTATGGAGCATGGACTTATCAGTAGAGAGAACTATAGATAAAACACAAGACAAATTTTTTGACTTTGATTTCCCGTTTTATTCTGAGGACAGAAAAGATTTATATACCTTTAAGACATACTTTTTACTTAGGTATTGGAATAATTATATAGGTTTTGAAACTCTAGGAATGTGGAAAACTGCTTTTATGTCAAAAATGCATGAATTGACACCGTATTATACAAAATTGTATGATGCAATTCAAAACGATAACCCTTTTGCAAATGTAAATATAACAATCACAGAAGCAGAAAAAGGAAACGAAAAAACAACAACTAACTCAACAGATGCAGGAAACAGCGAGGTAAAAAACAATCAAAACTACCAAAATATTGATAGTGACAACCCACAAGTTACCGTAGCCACGCAAGACTATGCAAGCGCTATGAGCAGAGGCGAAACTGTCAATAACACGACTACAAATGCAAAAAATGAACACACAGGAAACGATAACAAAGACAGTAAAAGAGACAGAGACACAAAAGAAATAGGATTAAGAGGAAAATCAACGAGTGAAGCAATCGAAGAATACCGAGAGCAAATACAGAATATCAATCGAGAACTTGTAGAAGCTTGCCGAGATTTGTTTCTTAAAGTGTGGTAAAAGGAGGTGAAATATATGTCAGGAGAGATAAAGCCTTTATTTCCTTTGCTTTGCTGTGACGTGCCAAGCGTGTACAGTAATAAACAGAGTTATTACGAATGCCTGTGTTATATCGGATATAAAGTCAACGAGTGTATTGACGCTATCAATGGGTTTACTGATGCATATAAACAGTACACCGATGAAAAAATCGCACAGTTGAAAGCGTATATTGACGGACTTAACACTGATATATATAAGCATATCACAGAAGTAGAAAAAAATATCCGTGAGGATATGAACGCTAAAGACACGGAACTCGATGAAAAAATCAATAAAGTCCAGACACAGCTTCTTGATAAAATCAGTACGTTAAATATTCTGATTTATGACCTAAACGCTGAGACAAGAGCGCATATTGACACAGAGGTTAAAAAACTCTATGATTACATCAATGACTATGTGCCAAATAACATGGAGGTATTAAACCCTGTAAGAGGATATCGAACGAGTCTGAACCAAGCGCTAGCAGATATTTATGACAATCTACGCTATTATGCTTTGACTTGCAACGAGTTTGATTCTTTAAATTTAACTTGCACAGAATTTGACGGGTTATCAATTAACTGTACAGAATTTGATTTGTACGGTGCAAAAAGATTCAGAGTAGATAGCAACTTATATATGCATGACCCATTTACAGGAGAGTATGTTTTTTATCAAGATGTAATTTACAAACTTGCAGAATTGCATTTTGATAACCCAATTACAGCTAGTGAGTTTGACGCTTTATTATTGACGGTAACAGCATTCCAGTCTAAAGCCTTAAGCGCTTACACATTTGACAGTAACGCAAAAACAGCGTTAAAATTATAAATTAAAGGAGGATTTAAAAACTATGAGTTCAACAAACAAAACAACCTATTACGAATTAAGTCAGTATATCGGTACTGACAAGCCGACATATTTAGGGGATTATAATTCTGATATGTCTAAAATTGATGCAGGGATTCACGGGGCAGATGATAAAGCAACCACAGCTTCACAGAACGCTGGAAGCGCAATTGCTAGAGTTGGCGAAGTTGAAAAAACTCTGAAGTCACACACAAGCGCTATTACAACATTGCAGACAGATGTTACAGGTTTAAAAGAGAGTGTAAAAACAGCACAGCACACAGCCACCACAGCAGATGGAAAAGCTGACAGTGCACAGCAGACAGCCAACAGCGCACTTCTAACCGCTAATAATGCCAGCGCTAAAGCCGATAATGTGAATAAAGATGTAACACTGTGGACAGGTAGCGTTAAAAACTCAAGTGTTGCACTTAGCGACAGCTTGACAAATTACAGATTTTTATATATTGAAACAAACGCGGGAATTAGCCCTTTGTTTGCTTATAGAAATGACAAGAAAAAATATGTCGGTTGTCAACAGGTTTTAAAAGATGGGGCGACAAACACTGTGTCTACAATATCAGTCAAACTGGATATAGTTGATGATACGCACATCACAGTTAGTACTAATGTTATTGACCACGCATTTAGTAGTACGCACCCATCGCTTGACGCTGTATATACATTAGGTGTTTATGGTATCCCGAGATAAACTGAGTATGAAAACTAAAATAACCCCCACCGATTTGGTGGGGTTATTTTTTATTCCTCCTTTTCATCAATCTCTAAAATAAATTTTTTCAATACTAAATCTATAGTAGCCATATATTTATGCCCATCTTTTATGTAATACATTCTATGCAAGTATCTTGCAGTGCTTCTTAAGCAATAATCTATTGCACGCCCTGTATTATCAGTTTCACCTGTTTCTAAAATTTTAGCTATTCTGGTGCGAATTTCATCATTTACTCTTATTACCGTTCCTATTACAAAATCGTCGTTATTTATTTGTCTTTCAACTTCTTTCGCTTGTTTATAAAAGTTATATGAACCCTGCCCGTAACTTTCGTCCCATACAATCTTACCGTTTAGCATGTTTTATTCCTCCTTATTTTTACTAGGTTTCCTTGTTTCTATAATTATAATACCACAGGTTAGATTATTTGTCAAGTATTTTTTCGTGCTTTTTTAATCAAATGGGGGTCGTGGTCTCATTGGGAATAACGTAAGCCCTCT